GTGTTGCTCACGATTTATCTCCAATGATGCGCAGCACCCGGGCGCCAACGCGTACTGAAAGGTAGGACTCGTATAGTTCCGGGTGGTCCTTTTGAAACTTCTTCTGGTCGAATCGCTGAGAGTCTTTGTTCTTCTTCCAGGTGGCGATCTTATCTATGCCGGCGCCGTCGCCGATAGCGGCCCTCAGTCTGTTTTCGATTGTGCTCTTCTCAGACGAGAGCTCCTTGTGGAGCCGACGAACCTCGAGTAGACGCTCGTGCATTCCGATTTCATTCCCAGTCGCTGGGCGAAGTGACTCCGCTTTTGGGCGCGGGTGCATCAAGGCGAGTGCCGCCTTGGCTAAATCGCTGCCATCCGGAGGTGGCGGGACGTTCCCATCGACGTGCTTGCCCCACCAGGCGAGGGCGGTATCGAGGATCTGTGTGCCAAGTTCCTTGTCGCGATCGATTCGATATTCTCTGTAATCGTCCAGTCCAATCAGAACGGCGACATCCCATCGATCCAGATCGGACACCTCCATGTAGACTCTGCACTGCACCTCGACATCGAGTGGAACCAGGCCTGTCCCGCCTTCTCCCCATCCGCGCGAGGATCTGCGGGTCTTGATCTCCAGCCCCCACGTTTGATTGCGTGAGTCTGTGACAATGCGATCCGGAGTGCCAAAGATATGCGGCCTTTCGGGGTGCCAGACCAGGCCACACTCCTTCACCTCTACGTTTGGATTGCTCTCGGCGTAGAGCTCAGACACATACTTCTCCATGATCCGGCCACGCTTCATGACTGGATTGTCTGATTGCTCTTCGATTTCGAGGCGCATCTTGTTCGACCAGAGCGCAAACGGGCTCTTCCCGAAGGAACCGTTCTTCATTTCACTGCTGGCTGATGCGCACACGATGGAGGCGATATCGGTACCGCCTAGTCCACCCTTTCGTTCACGGAGCCACTGCTGCCGTTCGTTGGTTGTCATGTTCATAAAGGAAGCGTAGTCACGGCTGATGGGTGTGTCAAGGAGGCACACATCGGGGTGGACATATTATGGTAGTTTGGCTATTCTTGCCAGCGGAGAAGCACCCGATGGCCACAGTCGAGCAGTACCGTATGGCGTTACCTGGCCGCAGTAGCCGAGCTTCCTTTACAGAGTGGTTGAACGAACAGCTGGCGCCAATGGATCAAAGCCTTAGCGTTCACTACCTGCGCGACCTGGAACGAGGAAGAAAGATTCCATCACTATCATTGGCCGTCGCCATTTCACGCGCAACCAGCGGTGTTGTTTCACCCGCCGAGTGGCCTGGCCTCTCGTTCAAATTGCGGCTTTGAATAGCGGCACCAGGTGCACACCTTGTTTGAATCGATCAGCAGCAGCACTGACCCTGGACCGCACCGAGCGCAGAAGCCTGGAATGACTACGCCGGATTCACCATCAAGGGCGAAGACGTCTCCATGCCGAACGACTGTTCCGTTGGGGATATCTTCCCAGTTAAGCTCGTGCCCCGGAAACGGTACAATCACGCCTGAAGTTGCCACAACCCCATCCTAACAAACAGGAGTTCCCATGCCTCTTATTGATCGAGACAAACTTAGAGATATCCGAAGAAACTGGAAACGGCGGAATCTCAGCAAGGACTTGCCGGAACTGCTGGCTCACATCGACATGCTTGAATCGATGGTCGGAGAAGGCAAGATCACCGTCAACGTCGGCGCCATCAAGGCCACAGTTGATGCGGGCCCAGACGGCAAGTTCGGCACCAAGGACGACTCGGTGAAGCTCAGCCGCGCCAAGAGGAAGCCTGCCGCACGGAAGAAGGCACCCGCAAAGAAGGCCGCCGCAAAGAAGCCGGCGGCTAAGAAGAAATCCTAGGATTCGATTTCGGTGCGCAGCGCAGCTGTCATCAACTGGAACGCGATCCACTCCTTGCGAAGCCGAAGAGTTTTCTTGAGCTCTGTGCGCACGGCTTCGTACCGTGGTCCGTAGGCGACCAGGTCATCGTCATCGTCTACTACCATCCAGCCGTTTTCACTGCTTTCAAGATTCCAGCCCTCGGGTAGTATCACTTGGCTATCTACCGAGGCATTGGGAAGCTTTCGATCGGCACCAGGCTCTGGAGGAACTCGCTCACGAACGCCATATGCCAGGCTCTCGCTGACTCCATGAAGGAGAGCACGAAGCATTCCTCGGACAGAAGGTTCCAGAACGTCTCCTCTTCACTACTCAGCATACGACGGGAAGCGTCCGCGTGCTTCCACAACTCGTATGGACGCATCCCTATCCACTTCTCTATCCCGGCAATCTCAATGTCGTCTGGTAGTTCTCCGTCCTGCTCCAGCTCGAACAGGGCGTCTCCAACATAGGAGTTGACATCGCTGATCGATTCCAGCTGGAGCTCCTCAACAACCCAGGGGGGCTCTGTAAACATGGCGTTGATTCCAATCATCAACAGCCTGAGCATGCTGCCGTCATCAATCATGGTTTCGATTTCGGTGGACGTTGAGTCGTAGAGACTGAACAGCCTCTTCACGGAGACCGGGAACCCGAGTCCTGACTGCAGGTCGATCTTATCGATCTTGGCGAGAAAGTAATCTACTTGGTTGTTCATAGTTCTACGATGGTGTGGCTGCGGCCGATATGGTTGTGATGGCTGTCCTGTTCACATACCCCATGACATTGACTACGTTGGCGCTGCCAGCATAGGCCGCAATGCGGCGACCTAAGGTGCCGTTCCCACGCAGTGGTTGACCAGGTAGTACAAGCATCCAACCAGCCTTTGGCGGGACGGTGAAGATAGTTCTCTGGTCCACGGCTGCAGTGGCTGTTGTCAGGTAGCCGATGTGCATCGTGACCTCTACTGGTGCGGCCGATGTATTGGTCATCCACAGCCAGACCTCGTCTTTGACGTTTGTAGACAAGGGCGTGTCGTGAATGAAGGACCCGTTCCCGCTCGTGTCCGTGATTTTGATTGGGTCGCCATCGCCTTCTGTGCCGCTTGGCGCCAGGTTCATTTTTCTATAGGAGGCCATGTGAATTCCTAAAAGTACGAGGCGTCGTCTTCAACTTCTCTGGGCCGATCGATCTCGATGACATCTCCCATCTTAGACCAGAGATAAGTACGAGTGCCCTTGTGCATCTTTCTCACTCTCTCGTAACCGAGAGAGCGCATGATTGTTCCGACACGCATTTCGGAAGGCTTGCTCATCTGGTACGGTTCCAGCTTGAGGCCCTCTTGCATAATCTCCTGGGTGGTGACCTGGCTCTGGTACCTTGTGTCCATCCAGACGACCAGTATCTCCTCCCACGGATCCTGCTGTCGGTACTCGTCCGAAACCTGCTGAAGGTCATCTTCCCGGTCATCCTGCAGCCACCAAGACTCATTGTTCCGATAGGCTACGACGGCCTCAGCCCACAGCTGTTCCCTGTTGGCGTTGAGCCAGTCCAGATTGACGGTGCCCACCTCGACCGGCCAGAAGCGGCGTGAGCCAGTCATGTCAGAGATGAAGGACTTCTCGTTGGTGGTGCCGCAGAACACGCAATGCCGCTTCTTAGTGACCGCGTGGCGGCCGTATGCTGGGCGGTAGGTGTCTTCTTGGGCGGACAGGAATGCCTTGGTGGCTGAGTTCGCGCTCTTCCGGATGGAGTCGAGCTCGGCCACCTCGTAGATCCAGGTGCGCTGAATCTGTGCGTAGGCGTTTGGCGAGCCGATATCCATCGGCGTATCGCAGAAGTACTGCTCGCCGGCCAGGGTGCGGAAGGCTGTGCTCTTTCTGGCGCCCTGCTTGCCGATCAAGATGAGCACGGTGTCTGCCTTGCAGCCAGGCTGCACGGCTCGGGCTACGGCCTGAATGAGCCATCGGCGAGCTACATCTCGATGCAGTTCATTGTCGGCCGCACCGACCCCCCGGATCAACCACTCAGAGATGCGCGGCGTTCCATCCCAGGTGCAAGAGTCCAACCACTCTATGAGTGGGTTTCGCTTGCGTTCTTCACCAATCAGCGATGCCACCTCGGTAACCAGGCCGGTGCTGAGTCTCATGTCGTACACCTTCTCAAGCCAGATGGCGATGCGGGTGTCGTCTGTATCTCTGTATTCCTGGTCGGCGAGCATCAGGACGTTTCTGAAGTCATCCTTCCAGACCTTCTTTTTCCAGCGTCGGTCGTGGGAAATGATGAGGTACGCGTTTCTCTTGGTGGGGCGAACGGCCTTGGTGCCGTCCTTGGTAGTCATCATCTGAAGCATAGACAGGACGCTGCTGCTGGCCTGCTCTTCCTGCCCAGCGCTGCCCGTGGGTTTACCATCCGGACCTACGGGTCCAGTGTCTATCGCTGCCTCCATGAGCTCAACTAGAGTGGGGGCGTTTGCTTCGGTCAGGGTTTCGGACAGATCAGGCAATGGTTCGCTCCAGTGGAAGCCTGTAGACTTTGCGTGGCGCCAAGGTCTTGGCAATCGTGCTGGCGTATTCGTCGCCCTGTTCGTCAGGGTCGCACCCGATGTAGATGGTTGCGTTGTCTGGCACGTTCAAACGGGAAAGTGAGGAGAAAGATCCGGAGGCACCGGAGATAATAGCGAGTTTGGTGTTGGCCTTTGCGGCTTCGGAACAGGCCATGATGAGATCAGTGATGCCTTCGCAGATGAGAAGGCCTTGTAGATCCTTTGTAGCGCTGCCTTTCATCAGCATCATCCCTTCGCGGTTGGCCATAAAAAGACCGCCAGCCTCGACACCTAACGGCCACCTGGTCTTCGGGGCATCTTTCCGATCAAAAACTGATCTGGCGTGAATGCTGGCAAAGGTGCCGTCGATTTCAAAGGCCGGCACGATGAGCTTCCACTGAGAACTCCATCGTCTTGGCCACCAGTCTGGCCAGGTGTATTGGTTTGGGTCCGGTAGTACGCGGGCCACGCCTGACTTGATGAGTGAGGGGATGTCGAACTGTCGTCGTTCAAGGAACCGCAGCACTGCGGTGTCTGTGTTTGAGCCAGTGAGCGTCTCGATCTTTCGGCTGGCAGACCACAAGGCGATGACCTCTTCTTGACTTGGCCGTTGCCTCTTTCTGGGTTCTCGTCGTTGTGGCTGCGTCACCGGTGTGCCGTTGGTTTGTTCTTCAATCCATCCACTCTGGAGGAACCACTCTTTCACAGATCGCTTCTTTTCTGCGGTGAGATTCCTCAGCCTGTCGCCCTCCATCTTGATGGCCACCAGATCAATAGCATCACCACCTGAACCGCAAGCGTGGCACTTCCAGGCGCGGTCATCCCTCGTCACACCGACGGGACCGCGCTTGTCGTTGCTGCCGCGTGTCTCTGCGCCACAGTGGGGGCATGGTCCGAATGACCTACCGCGCTTCGGTGCTAAACCGACAGCTGTAGCTATGGTGCCAAGCGGCACCTCTTTTGCAGATTGAATCCACATGGTGTCTCCGCGGAGGATTCGAAGACTGACGCGAAAGTCAGCCAGCCATTTCCACGGAGTAGGTGAGCTCTCCAGTATGACTAATGGTAAAGCTCATCTGGATTCCGGTTTCTGCCTTTGCGCGCCTTGCGTAAGCGACCATCGTGTCCATCATGGGCGGGGGCCTGTTGCCCTTCATCATGTGCCATAGCGCTGTGTGACTCGTGCCGAGGACTCTGGCCACTGGGCGAATGCCGCCACCTAGCGATTCGACAAGAGCATCGAGCGCGGGCTTAGTGTCCACGCGTTCTTTTTGGTCTACATATTTCCTGCTATGTCCCATGATCTATCCTTGGAATAAATTGTAAATAGGTCGTTTGTTTGTGCTGTCTTCGGAGCGTGTGGCCATGAGTGTCACCTCGCCGGCATCGTCTCCGTTGTCGTTGCGCACGCTCTTGCAGATCGAGAGCGTCTCTCCGAGGTTGAACTCCTCATCACTGTCTGGAAGTTCCATGACGATTTGATCGAAGGCCAGGTCAATCATCGGAACGATGTTCGTGTGAACGCCTGTGGCGCCACAGTATTCGTAATGCCCGATGCCCTGATCCTCAAAGTCTAAGGAGCTATTGTCAAGTACGGCCCAGAGCTCATCAAGTACCTGGTCGCATACGTCACGCTCGTAGTTCTCGTCGTATTCAACGAGCAGTGGTCGGGGGGCTGCGCTTCGCTTCATGTCTGTTCCTCGTGTTGTGTGCTGTAGCCAATGTAGGCAACTGCCTGCTGCCTGTCAAGGCAACGTCACTCGTTGAGAGTTTTTTGATGTCCGCGGAACAATGGCGCCACAAATTTGAGAGCTTGCTCCTTCGCTTTGTGGGCCCCGTACATGGCGGCAGGCCTTGACCAGAGACGAGACAGGAGCCTCCACTCTGTGGGGTAATCGATCCACCTGTCCTCTGGTTGGTACAGCTGGGCATGAGGAATACAGTCGAGTTCCCACACCCGCTCGAGGCGGCTGGTCGCCTTCTCTATGGTGTCGTTGCCGAAGCCAATGAGGGTGTAGACCCGGAGCCTCTTCATGGAGACGTCACTGAGGATCTCTCTCGCCTTCTCCAGGTGGTGGATGGCCAGCTTGGTGTCGGCCGCGAGGAAGATCTGTCCGAGCCTGATGGTCTGTACCTGTTCTGCAAACCAGGGATTGACCAGGCGACAGTCGATGCCGCCGGCGAACTCAATGCGTTCTGACTGGTTCCGCAACATCTCGAACACTCCGGCCTGGTGAGCTCTTGAGGCCTGCAGGAAGTTGTTGTCCTGGATTATCCAACCAGGCGGATAGTCTGGTATCTCAACGATGCGTCCTTCCCGAGCTGGGACCCGACACCATGGACACTTTCTGTTGCAGCCCCGTGTTGTGAATGTCACGCCTTCCTTGATGTACTTGCCCGGAACAAACTTCCCTTGCTCCTCATCAAAGGCGGGGCCGCCAATCTTGACGACGGGGTAGTGGGCTGCCCATGCTCTCTGGAGCCTCTTGCCTTTCTCGATGTCCCAGGTGAATGCCACGGAGACATGCACCTCACTCACGACCGATGGGTCAGGTCTGAACATGGGCGGGTCGCCGACGAATGCCAACGCATCCTTCGGGGTGTGGGAGTTGCGCCTTGGGAATACCCGGATGAGTTTCTTCATCGCCCCTACTTCTCTGAACCAGTGTCGCACATCCCCCAGCGCACACAGCCCTGATGGCCTGTCGGGTCAGTGAAGAGTTCTACCTGGTTCATGCTCCCGCCTCGAGTGGTGCGAGCCCACTTGATCACCTTGTCGATAGGCCAGCCATCACCCGCACGCTTTCCCGTCTTCGCGTCAGTTCTGGAGATCGGATTCTGGAACCAGGTAGGGGGATGATATCCGAGAGACTCGAAGGTCTCACCCTTGTCGGCATATCGAGCCGCGGCCATATCCATAACGACCTCTTCGAGCTCGCCAAGAATGCTTAGGCGTTCTGGCGTGAAGTCGCTCATGGCCCGCAGCTCCGCCTTTCTAGCAAAGATGCATGGGTAACAGCCTACCCTGGTCGATCCTTGCTCAAGGTAGAGTCGGCAGGGGCGCACCCCGTGGCGCTGGTGGATAGCGATGACATCCTCTTCCGACCAGTCGATCAGTGGGCGCCAGACATCACACTTGAAGGTTCCGCTGTGTTCCCATTCCAGCATGAGAGACCGGGCGGCACTCTCCTGGGCCCGGATGCCCACGACATTGACCACTTGGCCCTCGCGCTCAAGGAGGTAATCCCTTGCCGGGAAGACCTTGAGGCCTTGAGTACACCACCGCCTGACGCGAGAGGGAAACATTCCCTTCTTCAGACAGAGCCGCACCATCGAGGAATACTCCACTCCAAGCATCTTCTCGAAATGCTCTGCGATTGGAACCAACTCTTCCTTGAGGTCGATCTTGGCTTGAAGCCTGGTCACGGGCCCCACGACAGCTGGGAGATCGTTCTCTACATACTCATAGAGCAGGTCGTGTTCCCATCCAGTATCGAAGAAGATGCGGTCGTACTCGTCAGGCTCGAAGCCCAACTCCATGAGGTACAGGCAGCAGGCCGTGGAGTCCTTGCCACCGCTGACAGAGACAACCAAGCGTCGTCCTGCGAGGATGTCATTGAGTTCTGTGCGTGTCATCGTCCTTCCCTAACTTGTCGGAACAAAGGCGCGTCGCCCCTGATTCGTCTGCGAGCTTCTTCTGCGTACTCTTCGTTGAGCTCATAGCCCAGGAA